TAAAATCTAAAGTATGCATAAAGTCAATAAAATCAGTAAATATTTTTCAAAAATCTGAACAAATTCATAAGTTAGCACAGAATAAAAATCAAAAAAAAATAATAAAATAGGAGTGATAAAAATGGCAGTAATTTACATTTATTTAATCGCAACAATGGAGTGTATAGCACGACCGACAGTTACAACAGTAGAAGAATTTAAAAAAAATCCGAACTTGTTTTATCCTGACTGGAATGAAGAAACTATGAAATACTCAACATCATTACTTTCAAATCCAGTTTTGGATGAAAAAACTGGAGAATTCAGAGAAATGACTGAAGTTGAAAAAATAAAAGCTGGCAAGACAGTTCTAAGTGATGGAAGTTATTTGGATGAGGTAAACGAAACAATCGTGACTATTGCAAAACCAAATGATTGGAGTGTGTGGGATAAAGATTCTCACGCTTGGAAAGTTGATAACAATTTGCTAAATAAAAAGTTAAAAGAATTGAGAACAAAAGCGTCAAAAGATTTAGTTGAAGCTAAATTAAACTTTTTAAATCAAGCACTTGAAATTGAAAAAGCTGGTAAAAAATACACTTTCGAGAACAATGAAGAAAATAGAAATAGATTAGCATTAAAATTTTCGTTGATGTCATTGTTAGAACAAGATAAGATTGAAAAAGTAAAAGTTTTAAATGACAAGGGTTTAGTTGAGTTTATTGAGTTAAATAGAACTGAATTAAAAGATTTAGCTAAAAAAATACAAGATATTATTGAAATTGCAGATGTAGCAGAACAAATGGCAGTAGTTGGAATCAGCAGATACACTATTGAACAAATGTTAGATTTAAATGTAAAAGATTTTTTTCAAAATTAAAAGGAGTGATTTGAATGAATAGATTTGAGAAAATATTTGATTATTTATTAAAAGTCGAAGGAGGATATTCCGATGACAAGCACGACAAGGGTGGAAAAACAAAATATGGAATAATTGAAGAAGAAGCAAGAGAATTTGGATATAAGGGAGATATGCAAGATTTAACAATGGATTTTGCAAAAAATATATATCTAAAAAAATATTATTTAGGAAACAAGCTAGATAAAGTTGCAAATGATAAAGTAGCACTATCTATATGCGACTGGGCTGTGAATAGTGGCAAAAACGGAATCAAAAACGCACAGATTGCTATAAATCAGCTTACAAATGCAAACTTAGACATAGACGGAATAATTGGAAATAAAACATTGGAAGCGTTGAGTACAGTAGATCCTGAAAAATTTTTAGAAGTTTATCATAACTTGCAAAGAATTTATTACAGAAGCAAAGTTGCTGATGATAAAACACAAGAAAATTTTTTAACAGGCTGGCTAAATAGAGTTCAGAAAAAGGAGGAATATCTGAAAGATTGGGACAAGGAAAATGCAACAACAGAGAATAAAACGTATTCTTTCAGCCAAGAAAGTTTGGATAAAATGAAAAAAGTACATCCAAAGTTAGTTGAAGTTATGAAAGCTGCAATTGTAAATAGTCCGTTTGATTTTAGAATCACAGACGGTGCTAGAACAACAGAGGAGCAGTTTGCTTTATACCAAATCGGAAGAAGCAAGCCAGGCAGAATTGTAACAAATTGTGACGGCAAAAGAGCAAAATCAAACCATCAAATCAAAGCTGACGGATATGGACATGCAGTTGACATATTTCCTTGCGGAGTTATCGAAAATGGAGTATACAGAAAATTTACATCAAACGAAGGATATGACGACAAGAAATTAAGATTAATTGCAAATCACATCTTGGCAGTAGCAAAATCCAAAAACATAAATGTTGAATGGGGTGGAAATTGGAAAATGCACGACACGCCTCATTTTGAACTAAAGTAATGAAAAAATACTTCAATAGAAGCTGTATTTGAACGCTAAAAATAATTTTGGTATAAATGATTGGCTAGCAAGGTAAAATTGATTAAACGGCTTGTTAGCCACGTTAAAATTGATATTAATAAAAACAAGAAAAAGGGAGAAATAAAAATGGATAAAATGGTAAAAATTTGGATAATTAACAAGGCAGTTGAAATGGTAAAAGGTAAAATTTACAAAAATGAAATTGTAAACAAAGCAAAAACTGGGGCAGAAAAATTTGATGTTATAGCAAAAGACTTTTGGGAAAAATTGGAAAGCTATGTTTTAAAAGAAAAAGAAATTGACAGAAAGTGGATCCCGAATTTTATCGAAGAAATTGGAGAGGATACAGTTCTAGCTTGCATAAAGGAATTGAAAACTAAGCTCGTTCCATCCGAATTTGTTCAAGAAATTTTTGATTTTGAAAAGAAAGGCAACGGAAATATATTATAGCAGCGAAAAGAGGACAAATTGTGGGGATAAATTTTGAAGAAGTAAAAGCTATAGTGGAGTTGGGGATAATGGGTGTCATAAGCTATACTTATATTACTCAGCAAAAAAAACTTTTTGAACAGCAAGAGAAAACTATAACAGTTTTAGCTAAATTAGAAAATCAATTAAACAATGATTTTCTAAAAGGCAAAGGGTTGGAAATAGCTTTGATACTAAAAATTCAGGATATGCGTTGGGCAGTTCAAAAACGTATATTGAAGTATATAAAAAATAATCATTTAGAAGAAAACTGGGATGTTATCAGCAAGGAAATCAAAACTTTTTTTGACGCTAAAATGATTGGTTTTGAAAGTGATATGCACGATATTATAGAAGAAACAACTTATAAACTATTATCTAAAATGATAAAAGATGAGTTTGAACAGACAAAAGAGATATTGCTGCATATCTTAGATGACTTGAAAAAGGAAGGTGTTGAGGAAAAAGATTTGTATGGAAAAGCGGCAAGGATTGTGGAGACACATATGGAATCAATTGAAAACGAACTTGTTGCAAAAATAAAATCGATTATAAATTGATAGTCAGAAATGGCTATCTTTTTTTTGTAAATAAATTTAAATATTTTTATCAAAAGGTGTTGACTTTTGATAAAAAGTGTAGTATAATAATATCAAGATAAAGGATGAATGAGGAGTGATTAAAATGACAAAAAATGAAATAGCTAAAAATATAAATAAAACAGTTAAAGGGATAGGAAGAACAATAGCTTTAGATTATAAAGCTGAGTTCAAAGTTGGGCAAATATTAACAGCTGAAAAAGCCGAAAGCTGGACAAATGGTGGAGAATTTATTGTTGAAACAACTAGAAAATATGAATATTTTCTTAACTGTATAAATGAAGTTGATGTTCACGAAGTAAACTATGATTTACTAAGTGAAGCTGAAACAGAAGAAGATGAAAAATATGCAGAAGCATATTATGAAGCATTAGGGACTGATGAAGATAGTTATTATGAAAAAGAAGTGTTAGTTCCAGCAGGTACAAAATTTGAAATCATAAGCGTTGCAGATGACAGTGCTTTTGAAGAAGTTGGTTATTGCGAAATAACTGTAAAAAGAATATAAGGAGGAGAAAATGGAAACAAAAAAAGAAACTCGGGGAGCAAAAAAAGGACGTCCAAAACCAGCAACAAGCGGACGAAAAAAGGCTGAGCCAGGAATGAAAATAAAAAAAGTTTCTGTTGCACTTCCTGAAAAAATGTGGGAAGAGTTGACAGAACGAGCAAAAAAACAAGAAATTACTAGAAACAAATTAATAAAAAATATACTAGAAATTTATTTGAAAAAATAACAAATATTTTATCAAAAGGTGTTGACTTTTGATAAAAAGTGTAGTATAATAATATCAAGAAAGGGGGAGATAGACAAAGGCAAGGGTCAGAAAGGAGATAAAATGGACGGTATGACAGATTTGCAATTTAAAGCGTTCTTAAAATCAATACTTGAAATTTTAGAATCAAGTAAAGATTTAGAAGACGCGAAAAGCAAAATAAAAGCTCTACTAAACGAAGTCCAATAGAGCTTAAGCAAAATATTTTGGAGAGTTATCACCTTGTCGGTAACTCTCTCTAAAAAGATTATATCAAATAATCGTTAAAAAGGCAAGGGAAAATAAAACTTGGAGGAAATAAAATGGAAAATTTAAAAGAAAAATACTATGAAAAATTAAAGAAAGAAATTGAAAAAATAGGGTATATAGATGCAGAATTAGAAACATATTATGTAGACGATATAAAATCAGAATATTTAACAGCAACAAACGCTACTGATGAAGATGATTTGGAAGATTTAGCAAATGAATTTAACGAATATATAGAAGAAGAAATTTCTGAAGATTTTATACTCTTGTCTTCGGATCATCAATGGCTTAAACAAGTGTTAGTCGCTAACGAACTAGCCACTTGGGGAGATTTAACTTTTTCTTTTCCAGCTGGAGATATGGCATATTATGTTACTCAAGAAAATGCTGAAAAATACGAAAATTTGTACGAATTTTTGATGAAAGAAGACTTGATATTTGATGATGAATTAAGAGAAAAATTTGAAAAAATATTTCCAGAATACACAAAATAGGAGGATTAATATGAAAAGAGTAAGAAAGTTTGAAGTGAAAGAAAACGGAAACAACTTTGAAGTGCTAAACGACAAAGCTGTTATAATCGTAGATGGTTGGAAAGAAGAAAACGATATTGTTGTAAATTTATATTACACAAGATACTTTCCGTATGCTGCTATAAAAGCAGTCAAAAAGCACTTCAAAGGGAAAAATATTTACATGAATTTAAGATAATGAAAAGAGAGCGGATTTTGAAATCTGCTCTTTTATAATTTAAAAAAGCATTGACAAAACATAAAAGAATGATACACTATTTATATAATAAATATATTTTAAAAGGAAATGAAAATGGGAAGAAAAAAGAAATATCAACGAGAAGATTTAATAATTAAGCTACAAAATTTAATTGACAGTGGTAAAGTTAAAAATACAAGTGATTTAGGCAGTTTTTATAACGTTTTGAGAAGTTACATAGCGCCAACTTGGAGCGAGATATTAAAAGCGGTTGATAGAGATTTAGAACACATTAATATAAAAACAGAATCAGAAATAATAAAAGAATTGCAAGAAATTATCGATTCAGGAATAAATGCAATTATGGAAGTTGAAAAAGTTTTATCTTACGAAAGAATTTTGGCAAGATTAAAATGTAAAACTATGAAAGATGTATTCAAAAAAATCAATAGAGAAGAAGAAACGAAACACTTGTTTTTAGTAGAAAAAACGAAAGAAGAAGTAACGAAAGATATTCAAAAATTAGTGGCAGAAGGAACTATAAGAACGATTTATGATTTGAATAAATATGATTACTCTTATAGAAGACTAAAAAACATTTTCGGGAATATAACTTGGCGACAAATGGCTAAAGAAATGAAGTTGGATTTACATTTTAAAGCGGAAGTTGATGCAACTAACGAAGAATTAATTGAGATTTATAAAGAATTGTCAAGAGATTTAGACAAAGATGTAAAAGGAGCAACTGCTAGGGATATAAACGAAAATTGTATTTATAATCGAGGATGTTTTGAACTGAGATTTGGGAGTATTAACAATTTAAGGGAAATTTGCGGATACGAATTTAAAAGAAAGGAAGAAAAATGGACAAAAGAAATAGTCCTCGAAACTTTGATTAGAGAATATAAAAGAAGAAATGGCAAATTAACCGTTAAGGATCTAAAAGAAATAAAAACACTTCCTTCCCAAAGCACTATTTTAAAAAAATTCAAAGTGACGAATTTTACAGAAGTTTTAAAAATAATAAAAACAGAAATAAAAAAGTAAGATTTTATAAGTTATATTTGTTTTTTTTGCTTCGTTAAGTTTTTAAAAATAATATAGAAACAATACTATCTAAAGATAATGAGATTGTACAAACTGTGATGGCAAATACTTTAAGTGATTATAGAGAAATGGAGAAAAATAGCAACTAAATATGATAAAATAAAAATTGACAAATAAGAAAATAATGTTATACTTTTAATAGGAAATACAGGATAAAGTAAAAGAGGCTGAAATGTGCCTCTTTTTAAATTTTAGTACTTTTTTGGTACTTTTATATTTTGTTAATATACTTAAAGACAGTAATTAAAGCATTAAAACTAATTTTATTAATTATTCCCACTCAATTGTTGCAGGTGGAAGTATAGTTACAAAAGATGTAAAGGCTAATACTATTGTATCTGGAGCTCCTGCAAAACAAATTAGAGAAAATATATATTGGACTAGAGAAGAAGTTATGAAACGTTTAGAGGAGAAAAATGAGTAAAACATTTTTACATATATCAGAAGAATTTGAATATACATGGCTTGGGAAAGACAATGGAATGATTCCTATTTATATGTCTGAAAAATTAGGATACAATAGTAAAATTTTAACTGTTAATCTAAAGAATGATTTACCTGATAGTGAAAGAGGAGTTGAATTTGTAAAAGTAAAAAGAAAATTTCCTTTTCTTTCAAATTTTGCATATTGGACAAAGCTAGTAAAAAGATACAATATTTTTAAATATCTTATCAAAAATGCTAAAGATATAGATGTCTTAATGCTATTTCATGTATCTAGATGTAGTTATTGGTATGCACATTTCTATAAAAAATTAAATCCTGATGGTTTTATATATGTTAAGGCTGATTTTAATTTGGCTGTGTATCAAAAAGAATGGAATATAGTTAATTCTAAACCAAAGTCCCTAAGAGAATTCTTTAGAAAAAGAAGAGAAAGTGCTGAATATAATAAAAGAAAAAAATTAGTTCCTATGACTGACTTAATCAGTTATGAAAGTCTTGAAGCCTATGAATTTATGAAAGATAGTTATGCTGGTATTGATACCAAAGATAAAACACTTTATTTACCTAATGGCTATGACAATGAGATTATTGATAAAATAAAAGTAAAAACTTTAGAAGAAAAAGAAAATATCATATTAACTGTTGGAAGATTAGGAACTGAAGCAAAGAATACAGAGTTATTGTTAGAAACTCTTAAAGAGATTGATTTGCAAGATTGGAAAGTATATCTTGTAGGTTCTATTGATAAGAGATTTATAAATTATAAAGAGAACTTTTTTAAAGAAAATCCTCATCTAGTAGATAAAATAATTTTTACTGGTGAAATTAAAGATAGAGAAGCAAAAGCGAGTGAATATAAAGAAAGTCTTTTAAGAATAAGCAGAGTTTCTAAAACTGTTAAAGGAGGAAGAAGAATATCTTTCTCAGTATTAGCAGCTGTTG